GTCACGGGCCCGAGCGCGGCCGTAAATCGCCCGCCGTCGGCCCCCCGTGTGAACGTCCGAATTTCCCACCGCCAGGCGCCCCGTTTGAACGGGGCGACGAAAAACAGCGGCCGTTGCGCGAGTTTGAACGCGTCGACGGCGCCTGGGACCAGGGCGCCCGCGACCGTCCAGCCCGCGACCTTGTCGTGGGTCACGGTGTACCCCTCGACGGCCGCGGCCGTGTAGTACGCCCATTTGACCGCCGCGACGCGGCCGCGGATCGTTTGCACGGGCGCCCGTTACGGAACGACCGGATCCATCGTCCAGGGGCCGGCGCCCGCGAACGTCCCCGCGGTTTTGATCGCGCCGTCGTGCGCGACTTCGATCGACGTGTCCAGGTACGCGAGCCCCGAAAAGAAAAACGTCGGCGCCAGGTCCGACGGGATCAGTTTCAGGAACACGGCGGTTTCGCCGAGCGCGACCTGGAACAGCGCGGGGGACAGGGTTTCATCCCAAATCCCTTCGAGCTTCCCTTCGATCGACGGGAGCCCCTGCACCGATACCTTGACCGTGTCGCCGAAACAGGTCGCGTCGGCGCGATCGCGTTTCAGGTCCAGGGACCAGGTATTCAACACCGCGACGGGGACCGCGGTCGCGCCCCCCGTCGGGTCCATTTCGACCGATCCGTGTGATCCATGTCTCCGCATAACGTGTGCTCCCCTTCGTTACAAGATCCCAAACGCCCGTTCACACCCGCGCGCCTGGCTGTCATTCAGGCGCGTAGGTCGTAGTGCACCGCAATTTCGGCGGGGGTCAGGACGCGCGTGTAGATCGCGATGTCTTGCAATTTTCCGTGCATCCAGCCCCCCGCCGTATGGGAATACGTGCCGATTTCATTGATGGGACTTGCCGGCCCCTCGACCGGCAGGACCATCGCGGCCTGATTAGTGAAGACGCCATCCACATAAAACCGCAGCACGGTTCCGTCATTCGCCCAGACGTAGTGGTGCCACGATGACAGCGGGACCGACGTCGTACTGACTGTGTTCGGCAGCACCGGATAGCCGTCGAAAAAGATCCGGCGAAGATTTGATGCGACCCCGTGCAGCCCGTGGCCAGCCGCCCCGGCGTTGCCGCGTTGGATGACGATCCCATTGTCTGAGTTCGTCACCAGGTACACCCAGGCTTCATAGCTATAGGCCGGATAGAACGGTGGGAGGGCCGGCAGACTGATATGTCCGCTACTGCCATCGAAACTCATTGATCTACTGGTACCCATCCCAGACTGATTCAGGGTGACGCCGCCGACAATCGTCCCGTGGCGCGTCCCCACGAGATCGCGCGCCGTGGATCCGCTGGCATCATCGAGGGGCCAGTACGCGACCGCGCCATCAACGATGACCTGTTGCTGATACGTGAGGGTGGCCGCGACGACCGTGACCGTGACTGGCGCCGACGTCACGGTCCCATAGAGATTTGAGACGCGCACCGCATAGACGGACGTCGTCGTCAGCGGCCCCGTCACATAAAACGCATTCGTGGCGCCAGGAATATCGACGCCCGCCTGTATCCACTGATAGGCGAGGGGCGGCGTGCCGGCGGCGACGACCGTGAGCGTGACACTTTGACCCGAGGCGACGCTACTCCCCACGGGCGGAAACGTGAGGGTCGGCGGCACGGCGACGGGCGGCGGCGCCCCGGTCACGGGCGTCACGATCACTTCATACCGCGCGCCCCGATGCTGCCAGGTATTCCCGTCGACGTTTTCCGTGTACCGCACGCGATCGAGCCAGCGCATGACCATCAGGCCGGCGCCAGCGGCCTCCGGGAGCTCGAGCGGTTGCCGATCGAGGAGCGCGTTGATCCGCGCGTCCGCCTGGGCGATCACGGGCGTCCCCGTACTCTGGACGACCGCTTTGACGGTATAGATCAGCGCGCGCCAGGAATCGATCCCGTGAAACTCCATCTCCGCCCGCGACGTCGACGCGCTGACGATCACAAACTGCGTCGACCCCTGGACCGCCAGATCCCAGTACACCCCGTCAGGGACATAACTGGTCAGTTCGGGGTCGGCGGTCAGTTTCCCGATGATCGCGCGTTCGATTTCGCTGACGTCGATCACGTGCGATCCCCCCCGACGGTGATCCCTTCCGCGCGCACGAGCTCCGCGACCGCGGCCGTCGCCGCCCGTCGATCGTGTTCGGTGATCGGGAGAAACGTCGCCCGCGGCGTCGTGCGGGCGGTCCCGAATTCGTACAAGTGCGCGTGCGGCGCGCTCGAGACGAGCGTATAGAGCGACGCGACCCCGCGCGCGGTTCGCTCGACGATCTTGACCCCCGCCCGGAGCGCGCCGGTCACGACGGGATACGCGGCGGTCAGGCGAGCTTCGGACACGCGCGCGTACCGGAGCAGGATCGGATCGGCGCCGTGTTGCAGTTTCACGGGGAGCGCGGTCAGATCGCGGATCAGATCGTCGAACCCGCGGAGTTCGATCTTGTTCGGCATTTAGATCGTTTCCTTCGCAAACAGCAACAGATGGATCGGGCGTTCGAACGGGCGTGCGAGCCCCGTGACCTGAAACACCCGCCCCTCGAACACGACGCGACACTTTACGTCGACGTCCGCCCGGTACCGCCCATGAATCACATGCGTCGCGGTCGCGACAATCGTCCCCGCGGTTTGCCGCTCCAGATCCCGCACGGTCGCCGGCCGAATGTCGATCGGCCAGGCGGGCGGGCGGTCGACCCACGTCTCGATCGTCCCGCCGTCCCCGTCCGGGACCGATTCGGGCGCCTGGATCGTCCCGACGTGCCGGAAATTCCCGATCCCCATGAATCACGCCAGCGTCGGATCGCGCCACGAGCGCAACTGGTTCGCGATCGCCGCCCAGACCCGGTCATCGTTGTCGCCCGCCGGCCCGAATTCATCGCCCGCGTGTTCGTACGAATGGGCGAGCAGCAATTTCACGGCCTGTTGAAGCTCTGGCGGCGCGGTTGTGTCGTCCCACGTCGGGTCGTTCTGGTCTTTCACATACTTCCGGATCGTCGCGCTCGCGCTCGCGAGCATGTCGAGCACGCGGTCGTCGTGTAGATCATCGGTGACGTAGAGATGGCGCTTCGCCGCCGCGAGCGTCACCAGGAGGGGATCGGCCATCAGAGCATCCCCCCGAGAAATGCGGCCGTCACCGGGCCCGCGGTCATCCCCGTCGGCGTTGCCTCGAGCGTGACGATGGGGAGCTCGAGGTACCCGATCCGGGGAATCGGCGCGCGCAACAATTCCAGGTGCGCGAACGTCTCGCCCGGCCCCTCGAGATAGATCCCCGTCCCCGCCGGGTACGCGGCGATCATCGGCCGCACGTACTGCCCATCGCGGTCCAGGTTGTCGACATAGAGGCGTGTCACCTGGCCGACATACGGCGGCGCCGCGTCGACGCGGAGTTCCCCGTCCCGGACCTGGTCGTCGGGCGTCGCGTTGAACTGAAACGCCCAGGATCTCATCGCGCATCCTTCCCGCGCTTGACGGCCAGCGTCCAGGCGCCCGCCGCACTGCCCGGGGCGGCCGTCGTGTCCGCGTTGCAGTGAAACACGGACCCGTCGGCCGTGACGCAGTCGCCCCGCTCGTACAGGCGCCCGGGGACGTGCACGCCCCGGTACAGCATGAGCGGGAGCACGATCGCTTTCTCTTCGGTCGCCCCGCCCCTGGCCCAGCGGAACGTGACCGCCCGCTCCCCGTCGTACTCGCACGTGACCGTCTCGACGCCCTGGCCGTCGGCCCCGGCCGGCCCCGGCGCGCCTGGGGGCCCTGGGACCGGCCCCGCGGCAGCCAGGGCGGCGACCGTCGTCTGGACGTCTCCGAGTCCCGCCGTCGCCGTCTCGAGCGCCCGGACGCGGCCCACGACGGGCGCCAGGGCCGCCAGGACGGCGCGTTCCACCGCGGCCGCGAGCGTCGCGACCAGGTCGGGATTATCCGCGCTCATGGAGCGTCCCCCAATCCTTCGCCGCCAGGGCGGCGACGAGCGCCGTCACCGGCGCCGCGAGTTCGCCGGCCGCCTGGGCGGGCGGGGCGGGCGCGGGCACCGGTGCCGGCGTCGTCGCAAAGGGCGAATTCCGATCCCGTTCGTCGAGCGCGGCGAGCGAGTAGTTCTGCTGCTGCATGTACGGCGTGTCGCCGCCCTGGACCTTGCCGAGCCCGAAGTACTTCGCGCGCGCTTCGTTCGGCGAGACAGCGCCGGACCCGATCGCATCCGAGGCGGCCTTCGTCCGGGTCTGCGTGTCCATGTAAATCAAATCGTCGATGTCGAATTCGGTCCCGTAGTCCGTCCCCGCGAGCCCGAGCCCCTCGTCGAGCGACGTCTCACACGACACGACGAGGCTCTGGATACATTGCGAGTAGTACTGCTGCTGCATCGGTTCGACGCTCGCGAACGGCGGCGCCGGCCCGACCCCGATCATGAAACTCGGAACGTGGTAACAGGCGCAGATCGTTTCAGCCGTCCACCGGAGCTGCTCGATCAACTGCGCGTCGACCGCGTTGACCGTCATGGGCTCGTACTTCAACCCGTCGCCGACCACCGCGACGCGCCCGACGTTGTCGCCCGAGAAATTCGTCGTCCAGTAGTCTTTCAGCCGCGCCGCCGTCTCGTCCTTGATCGCGCCTGGCGCCGTGAGGATCCCGGACGGTTGCGCGCCCGACGCGAAAAACTTGTTCGACGTCTGTTGAATCGTCAACCCCTGCAGCGCGGACAGCCCGCACGCGTAGAGCGGCGTGACCCCGATCAACGGGTGAAAGAGGCAGATCATCCGGTCGTGGATCATCTCGCTCGCCGGGACGGTGATCGGCCCCTCGCTCTTGAGCACGCCCGCCAGGTCGTCGCTCTTGAGCTCGTAGTACACGGCGCCGTCGGGGGCGACGAGCGGCGTCACTTTCTGGGGATCGAGCACGTAC